CAAAGAGTCTGCATAAGACGTGGAATGCCGTCAAGGACATTCCTCTTTCGACCAACCCATCCCTTCGTCAGACGGGTATGCGCTTTACGAACGAGAACATTCCAGTCCCAAACTGGACTCTCTCAACACTGAGCCACAGACCTTCAAGACGAAGCCTAAGTCTTACGAAGAGCAGCTCTACATTCTGCGTAACAAGTTGACGGTTGACCGCCGTATTCTTGAGCAGCCAAATGCTATCGTTGATCCAGTTGAATCGCAGATTCAGATGTTCCTTGAAGGCTTTGCGTATGATTTTAATGACAAGTTCATTAACAACGATCCTACGTCAACCGCTGCTGGCAACTCCGCTGACTGTTTCCCTGGTCTGGCTTATCGTCTGAACAACAACGGCGATTACGATATTCCATCGGAAATGATCATCTCTTCGCAGGACATCTCCGCGACAAACCTTTTTGGTACCACTGCTAAGCCGTCTGGTGCAGCATTTGGTGTTCAGGCAGCTAACCGCCTCGTTGCTGACGTTCAGACCCTGTTTGACAACATGAACAGCCCAGATGGTGATGGAATCATCCTCTATTGTTCAGAACTTGCCAAGCGTCAGTTTGAAATGGCTATTCGCGTGATGGGAATTGGAGCTGGCTTTGATATTACGCAAGACAGCTACGATCGACCTGTTGAGAAATTCAAGAGTGCTACGATTCGCACTGTTGGACGTAAGGCAGACGGTGTGACTCCTGTCATCAGTAATGTGCAAACAATTGCTGGTCCTGGCCTTACAGCTGGTAAGGCTACGTCGATCTTTGCGGTCCGCTATGGTACTGGCTATGTCACTGGTTGGCAGTCTGAGCCATTCAAGCCTAAGAACCTTGGTCTGAGTCAGGAAAACGGCTTTATGCACAACATCCTGTTCGACTGGGGCGTAGGTTTGTGGATTCCTCATACTCGCGCCATTGGTCGCCTGAATATCCAGGTCACAGATTAGGAGTAAATTATGGCAAGAGATTTTAAACTATCGAACTTTACGTTCACTTCTGTTGGTGGTACTACGGCAGGTGCACTAAACCATACGTCGTACACACCAACTGGTGACGCAGCAAACACAGGTACTGTACAGAACTTGTTTGTTGCTGCAGCTGGTACGTCTACTGGTCAGATCTATGATGCTAAAAACATCCAAGGATTCCGCAACAGTAAGATGGACACTGGTGGCTCACTAGCAAACTTCTTGGCAGGTAACGAAATTAGCGCCATCGCTAATGACCCAGCACTTCCAGGTGGTACGTCATACGCAGAAATGTTTATGACGTTCAATATGAACTTGGTATTGAGTGCTACAGCTGCTGATAACAACATGGAAAACGGTGGTTACTTTACCGTTGAAGGTGGTTTTGACAACGGATTCGGAGCCGTTGATGCATCTTCATGGGCACCAATTGGTAACCCAGTTCCTATGGTTATTCCATCAGCTAACCTTGCAGCTGTTGCAGTAGCTGGTAATGCTGTAACCACAGTAAATGCTCATAACTTAAAGCCCGGTGACGTCGTAGTGTTCTACGTTGTTACTGGTTTTTCAACTGCACCAACTGCTAAGCGCTTGTATCAAGTTCTTGCAGTACCTGCGCCTAACCAGTTTACAATTACGTTGACTGGTGGCACGACTGCTGTAACATTGGCTGGTACTCCTACCGCCGGTATTGCTGTGTATCGTGCTCTTGGTGGTGCTATTGGTGGACATCGTGCAGCAGCACAGATTACACCAACACGTCGCAGCTACTACCGCTTGCGTTTGGTTTACGTGACTGCTCAGACTGCTGGGCCAGCGTTTAACCTATCACGTGTCGGAGTAACACTTGGTCGTGACAACGCCAGCACATACTAGGTACTAACAATGACACGATCTGAGATCAAACGGCAAGTAAGGCTCTTGGGGCAGCATTACTTTAACTCTGCCTTGGACCTTGACCCGTTTGGTCTCGATCTGTTAGTGAACGAGACGGCCAATGATGTAGCCAGGAAAACTGACTGCTTCATTGGTCGTCGGTACTTAGACCTAGTCGCCA